CATTATTGCCCCATTAGCAGATAATTACTTTAATAAATGTAAGAGTGATTTGAAATACTTAGAAAGTTGTGCAGTTGGTAGAGTAGCATTAGTAACAGACTTTGATAATAGTCCTTATCACTTTGCTCATGAATTACAGAAGATCCCAGTTAGAGCAACTGCTAAACAGATTGAATATGCTATGAATCAATGTAATGAACACTATCAAGAGATAATAGAATACCAATATGAATACTTAAATAAGCGATGGCTTGAGAATAATTTAGAACAATATATTAAACTATTTGAACAACCAATCGTTAAGATATAAAGAAAGAAGGTGGGGAAGTTCCCCACCTTCATTTATATTGTAATGTAAGTTTGAATTACATTACTACTACCTGGTTGGGTAGAGAATCCTTGATGCAGACATAAGCTACACCACGAGGTTCAACTACACCAGCAAGAGCAGCTACAGCCCAACGAGTCTTATTGGTACCGGCTTCAACATTTACTGCACGAGCACAGTGAACAGTGATACCTTCAATACCGCTAGAAGTCAAGTCGGCGTTAGACCAATCCTGTTTCTTAAGGGTATCAAATTCCATAACACCATCAAGACGGACGATACCAGTGTAGTATAGACCTTCTTTAATTGGGTTAGCAAGTTTCTTGTTAGCAAGACCGGATACAGCAATTGTAGAACCGTCCTTCAAGCAAGCTTCTTTGGTTCCCTGACCTTCAAAGTCAACTGGACGAACCTTAACAGAACCAGCAGTAGCATCCTCAATAGCAATGAATGCCTTGAGAGAAGAAGTCTTATTACCAATCAAGTTGGTAGCATAAACATCTTCAATAAAGAGAGGAGTACCCTGTGGGATTGTTTCGGTTACACCATTCAATACGATAGTGTCAGCAGAAACACCAGGTGTATAAGAGGTAACAGTAGCAGAAGCCAATTCACCAGCGAGATCTGCGGAGATTTCGAAGGAAGGCAAGAACTGTTGTTCACGATACTCTGTTCCACCCAATGTCTTCAATTCACCCTTGTTATAGAGAGGATCATTGTTAGCAACTGGAGTGAAAGAAGGACCACCAGCAGGAAGGATAGATTCAATCATAGGATCAAGGAATCCATAACGAGATTCACTAGAAATAGAACGAAGGAATCCATTAGCCTTTGTGAGAGGCATCCAACCAGCACCAACGAAAGCAGTATTGGCACGACCAATGTCAGAATCAATTACATCCTGAGTAAGGCCTTCAATAAGAGCTTTACCATTGGGGATAGCAATTTCCTTATCCCAGTTTACATCAGTAACAGCTTCAACGAAGTCGGTGTCAATCATGACGTTACCAACTTCTACTTTCTTTGTTACTTTGCGTTCAATGAGGTTAGAAGACTGACCAGTAATGTCTTTACCACGAACATACTTACCAGCATCACGGATTACGAAACCATATTCTTCACCGTTACGCTTACCAACTAGCTGATCAGCGAAATAGGGTTTAGAACCAACGGTCAAATAACCAGCAACTTCAGCAGCACGGACGTTCACAAGGTCAGTGAGCTTGTTTGTTTCAAATGCATTATTTGTAGGCATATTAATTTACTCCTTATCATCCTCTTGGATGATCTTTCAAATAGTTGTTCCACCAGTTTCTATCTTTAACTTTAGGTTCAACTGTTGTTGTATTGTTTGTTATTTGCTTTCCAATGACAGGAATAGCAGGTTTAGATTCAGGTTGAACTTGTGTTTGAACTTGTGGACGATAATGACTCTCAAGGATTTCATCTGCTACTGTAGCAATGTTTCTCTTTAAGGAATCTGGATCAGTACTTCTGAATACTCTAGACAATAATCTTGGATTCTTCTCCAAATCCATAAGCTCTTTAATGACTATTGGATAATCATTTAGAGATTCAAGGTATTTGAATACTACACCATTTGGATCTTTCTCACGTACTGCTTCCGCAAATGCTTTACCTTTACTTGCTATCATTTGATTGTAATCTTGCAAATCTTGTGGATTTGGGAAACAGCGTTCTGTGATGATCTTATCTCTTTCCAATTCATAATTGTACTGTTCTTGGTCATTCATTTGTCGGATTCTTTGGATTTCATCCTGCATATCCCTTTCTTTGAATTTCCAATTTACATATGCTCTTGGGTCGGGTGTACCATCTTGATTAGTAAAGTGTTCATAGTCTAATCCTTTCTTTCGTTCAAGTTCTTCTTCAAGTTCTTTAATACGAGCTTCATATTTCTGTTTCTGTTCTTTGCGTTTCTGTTTCTCACGAATGAAAGCATAATCACGCTTAGAAAGTTCAGGAAATTTAGAAGGAGGTTCACTAGGTTTAGGTTCTTCCTTCTTTGGCTCTTCTTTATTCTCAACTTCTACATTACTAGATTTGGACTCATCACTTTCCTTATCGTTCTTTGTATCAGTTGGCTCCGCTTTGTCATTGGCAGCTTTATCTTCAGATGAATCGGCGGTTGGTTCAGGTGATTTAGAAACTTCTGTTGATGAGACTTCTGTTTCGTTAGCTGGTTGTTTGCTCTTATTGATAATTTCTAGAGCTTGTTCTGTTGTCATACTCATACAGGGTGACTTCCTATCTTTCCGGTGTTGGTTTAGTTATATCTGGCCACCGTTACCAAGATATAATGAATAATTAGAGAAGATTATCTAGGATAGTCCAATAAATCTTCAAGGAAAGGACCATTTATAGCATCTCTATAAGCTTGAGAAGCCATATCTAAATCATTTAAGTATTTCTGCCTAGCCAAATAATATGAAGGTTCTTCTTTGAAGTATTTAGGGTCAACTGGTACTACATAATCATCAAACATAGATTGTATATTTCTAACCTTTATATCATTCTGTAATCGTTTCATATCAGCTTCAAATAAATTTCTATCTATTTGTGGATTAAATGTATAATCAGATCTAGAATACATTGGGTATTTATTAGATGAACCAGGTCTTCTTAATGTATTACTTCTACTAGAATATAAACGAACCCTTGGTTCATCTTTCTTATAACCCATGGATCTGCGTATATTATTATCATTTCTAGCCGCAGATTGTGTATTCTCTATTACTATATCTTCACTAGGTTTCTTATGTGCTTTAGCATTATCAATAGAATTTAATAAAGTTTCAATTCTATCCATTTCTTCTAATTTATATGCTAAAGGTCCATCAACTGATCTTTCTAAACCACCAGTCATGTCTTTATTTGCTTCTATATAAGGGTCCCTTGAAAGTAATGATGGAACAGTTTCATGTACTTTATTAGATTCATCTATGAGCTTAAGTAATTCATTTCCACTTATATCTTTATAGGGTTTAATTGGGTCCCTATACCAAGCATAATAACCTCTTTCCTCAGGTTTACCTTTATTAACATCATTATAGTTTAAACCTTCTTGTTTATATTTGGAAACATCTCTAGGTCTTAATACCATAGATTTACTTATTCTACCATTCTTATCTGGCTTATAAGCATATATTTCACCATCATCCATTGTATATCTGTTACCAGGTGTTCGTGATGTAGGTTCCGATACTCTAAATCTATAACCTTTATTTGCTAGTGATTGTATATCACTTATATATTTAGGTCCAACAGGAAATCCAAATAATATAGCTTCTTTAGCTGCATCAGTTGGTTCACCTGCTAATATGCTTCCTAATACAGGTGTTTCATGAGCTGCCATTGACAATGTTTCAGATATGGGAGCATTTGGATTATTATGAAAGTATTCTAATGTATTCCTATATGGAATTAAAGATAATAGTTTCTCTTTAATTTCTTCAGGATCCAGTTTCCACTCTATCCAAGATTTATTTGGGTCATATGGTTTAAGACTTTCTGGCATTTATATATCCTCCTAAACTTGGACTAATGTCTTCTCCCATGTAACAAATCTTCAATGAAAGGACCATTTACACTATTAGTAAATTCACGTTTACGATTTCCTATTTCTCCAAACCAATTCATAGCTGGTTTATTTGGGTCAATTGGTACATGAGTATCATAGAAATCTGCTTTAGCGTTATATACCTTTATTTCATTATTTAATAGTTTCTTTGCTTTCTCATATTTCATTGGATTATATGGGGTGAACTCAGTTGCTATTTCTTGTGGAGTTAAATTTGAAGCATATTTCCAGTATCTTGAACTTCTTCTATTATTAGCAAAGAGTAAATAATAAACATCATTTCCTTTAAGAATATAGACCTTACCATCAGCATCTTGAATAAGTGATTCACCTGGTTTAAGTTTAGGTTTAACTTTCTCAGCAAGTCTAATCGCACCTTCTTTAGATTGCAACTCACCAAGTTTACCACTCAAATCTATACCTTCATTTAATATAGATCCTTCAGGTGTGTTTATGAAATTTGGGTCTGAATATAATCTATCCTTATTATAAGGATTCATAGCTTCATCATAAGCTTCCCTATAAGAAATTCTATCATTCTTTCCATTTAATTTATGCATAGCATTTGAATTATCAATACTACTTAACATTTCATTCATACCAAAGTCAGGTGTTCCTATTTGAGCATTTAAATTCTTTCGATTTCTATTAATTTCCATGTTGCTCTTAAATTGATGAATATAACCATTCTTACCATTAACTGGGTTAGCATACGCTGTAATCTTGCCATAACTATAATCATAATTTGGATCTTGATAGAATCTAGTATCAGGACCAAGATTCTTAACTTTAGTCTTAGTCTTTGCTTTAATAGGTGCACTAAATAATATAGCTTCTTTAGCAGCATCAACAGGTTCACCAGCTAGCAAACTACCTAATATAGGAGTTTCACTCATGGCAATCTTTGCAGTTTCACTAATTGGAGCTTCAGGATTATCATGGAAATAATGCAAAGTTCTATTATATGGTACAAAGGAGATTAGTTCTTCCTTTATTGCTTCAGGATTTAATCTGAATGAAATAAACCCTTTATTTGGGTCATAAGGTTTAAGACTTTCTGGCATTAATATATCCTCCTAAACTTGGACTATTAATAAATTCTGCTACTT